CTGATTGTAATATTTCCATCCACAGGAATATAATCACTAATCGACCAATAGTCCCCACCTGCGCTTGCAGGAGAATTGACAGCTTCTCCGCTACTGTTCAGATATTTTTCTGTTGTCGCAGATGAACGAACAAGAAGATTCTTCCCAGTCCTCGTCACCTTCGCCCCAGTCCAGCCAGAGATCGGGCAGATGTTTTCGTAAGGCGCAAAATCTGTTTTTGTTGTTCCTTCTTCCATCTGAATATGAGTTAAGTAAACATTTGCATTTGCATTAGCGGTTACAGAAGCAGCGTTTCCTGTTAAAGTAAATGTTGGCGACATTGTATTGCTCATGTACATGGTTGCCGTCCCAACTGTTTGGTCATTGCTATCATAAAATGTAAATACTACGTTTCCTGCATTTACAATTTCCCTGACGCATGATAATGTGTATTGTCCTGCCGGGATATTCACGGGCTGTTTGTTCAGAATTGTTCCGCTACCGCTGGGAATACTATCATATGGGAACTTATTCTTTCCGGCTCCATCCGGCCAAGGCGCATCATACCCATGCAAGTCCTGCACAGGCTCGATTGCTACTTCCACGCTACGCATGGGCATACAGTCTGCACCGTCAGCAATGGAAACGATGGAAGCGGGACCAGCAGATTCGGTGATCACGTTAGCGTCAAGCTGTTCAACGGTACTCTTTAATCCAGTTACATCCTCACTCAAAGTGGAGTAATCTTCCGGGATGGAATCTGCAACATCCTGTGCCGTCTGTGCGGCCTGAGAAGCCGTCTCAGCATCTGTGTGGGCTGTTGAAGCAGATCCGGCGGCGGCAGATGCGCTTGATGCGGCGGCAGATGCAGAACCGCTTGCGGCACTCGCTGATCCTGATGCAGAAGATGCCGCCCCTGATGCCGTTTCCGCACTTGCGGCGGCTTGCCTGACATACTCCATTAAGGATTCAACAACGCTTTCTGATGCTTCGCCACAGAATCCGGGAGATGCTTCAACGTATTCAACGAAACGAGCGGTTCCAATATCATCTCCATTATTCAAAATCCGAATCTGGGCCGCACATTCACCCGCCACAGGTGTTTCCTGTTCTGCGGTATCCCATGTAATCAGATTATGTTCTGTGGCATCAACAGTAACCGTTCCCGTGAAGAAATTCCCATCCGGTTTGAGGATGTACAGATCAGCGGTATACGCAGAACAGTCTAAGGCCGTACCATTCTGAGTGATGTACACGCCAAGCGGCCTACCAATATCACCTTGAGATGATTTAAGTCTTTCAACCTTATTGTAACCGGGAGCAATATCGACTGTTATAATTTGTCTCTCCATTTGGCAAACCCCCTTTTTTTATTCTTTAGCCCACAAAATATAAATGTGCAAAACTACATTGGTGTAAGATGTTCCATCACCGTTCGATATCGTATATGTAACTCTTGCCGTGCCGGATGCCCTTAGAGATAAATAAACATCTTTGAGGGATAGCATACTGAAATAATCTGATTCTCTTGCGCTAATGTATGATCCTACAACGCCAATTGGATAATATCCTGATTTATTTTTAGTTGATTTCCTATACAATGTAGCATATGCCGCTACCGATCCAATGCTAATATCAAAAACTTCAACTTCCAAAGAAGATGCTTTTTGTGCGCTTTCTTCTGCCTGTCTGGCATATTCGGCGGCTTGTGCAACGTATTGTTCAATTGTATGTATTTCCGTCTCGCTATCAATCCCAATCTGGTTTGGAGACTCTTCAATATATTCCACAAACTCAGCGGTTCCGATATTAATAGTGCCTTGCCTGATTCGGATCTGGGCGGCGCACTCTCCAGCAAGCGGTGTTTCCTGTTCTGCGGTTTCCCACGTGATCAGATTATGCTCTGTTGCGTCAATCGTTAAGAGCGAAGAAAAATAGTTTCCGTCAGGCTTCAATACATAAAGCTCTGCAGTATATCCAGAGCAATCCAACACGGCATCATTTTGTTTGATATAAACACCAAGCTGTCTACCAATATCTCCTTGAGTCAGACTAAGCCGTTTTACCGGATCTTTTCCGGGAGCTATATCAACCGTGATTGTTTGTCGTGTCATGCAATCACCCCTTCCAACTCTTCAACACGTTTGGCAAGCCGTTCAACCGTCCTTTCTAACTGGTCGATTTTAGCGCACAAAAACTCAATATAATTGAGTGATTTAAATCCTGTGGTTTCGTCTGTCTCAATCAAATATGGGGCCACTTTTTCGACATCCTGCGCTATATAACCGATATGCTCCCCTTCATCGTGATTGATAAGTGTATCATTCCACTTGTAACGCACGGCTTTAATATGCGATACATCCGGCATATCAGCATTTATGATGTCTTTTGCTCTTCTATCAGATCCTTGGGTAAGTGTTCCGGCTATCCACATATTACCGGAATTTGCCATTCTAAGAGCGTTGCTTGGGTTTCGAGCATCTGTTCCGTTGCCTATAACGAAAATCCAATTCCCTGTTACGTTGTATTTACCACAAACAAATGAATCTTTTCTATATGCTTCAACGTTGCTCCCTATAGCTATTGAATTTTCTGCATCGGCTATCGCATAGGCACCAATGGCAACGGAATAGTTGCCCAGAGCCATTGCGCCTTCACCGATGCAAAAAGATCGTTTTCCATCTGCCGTGCCACCGCCAAGAGCAACAGCATATTCGCCAGTTTCTGCCCTTGAGTCTCCAATAGCTATAGCTCCAATAGCTTTTGCAGAACTATCACGGCCAATTGCTACTGCATTCTTTTTGGTAGCTACAGCCTTGCCTATAGCTACACTACTTTCACCTTGTGAAATAGAATCGGCTCCAAGTGCCACTCCTAATCCACCGCTTGCTAAAGAATAGGCACCAATTGCCATAGCTCTACTTCCAATGTAAGCGAGTGAATTATGACCTATAGCCACAGCGTATTCCGCATTAGTGCTTGCCGAATGCCCCAAAGATACGGATGAAATATCTAATGCATCTGCCTCAGACCCAATGGCTACACTATTGGTTTCTTCAGTAACCGCAGAATAGCCTAAAGCCAAGCCATATGCTTTCATGCTTGTAGCACTATATCCAATTGCTATCGAATAAGGGCCAGAAACATCAGTCAACTGTCCTCCAGCGAAACTGTATATGCCTGTGACAGTCCCAGATTTTCTTGTACCTAACAAATATCTTGGAGCGGTAACATTATTACCATTTAAATCAACGCAAGTGTCGTGACCGATATATGCTATTGTTTCGTTTGATGAGTTTCTTATCTCAAAACTATCACCAGTTAACTTTGCATAACTGGTTGTTCCTGTTTTTGTTAGTCTTATGCCGTCAAAGTCAAAGCCGGAACTCCACGTAACCCCACCGTCATTAGAGAAGCCAAGGCCGTAATTAACGCCGTCATATTTCCCAAACCTGATCATTTTATTTTGGTCTGACGGGCTTATGAGCGTTATATTATTGTTATCCCAGTAGAAATTATTATCACCAAAAACCTTGACCAGATCTGTATGGAGTTCGCCGGACGCTATAAAATCTGCAACGAATTCACCATCAATATTCCAAGCTGTCGAGTATGTGCCATTGTAGCCTGTTTTAGAAAAGGCAATACCAGCACCATTGAATCTGATAATATGAACAGCAGTATTTATATCATCTGAATCCATTATCAGGATTTCATCAGGTTCACCATCATTGTTAGTATCATGTAAAACAATATAACCGCCGGAATTACCTGTTACTTTGCTAACGATACCAGTTGCTACCTTTTTGAATTGTGATGTTCTTTCTACGATGGCTTCCACCACCTCAGAAGAGTTGGCTATATCCTCTGCAAAACTATTCCTTGCAGATCCTAATTCAGCTTCAATATATCTATCCTTTAGGACATCCCACTTAGTACGGATACATTTTGCTGTTGCCGTTACGCCCAACTTTTCAAAGTACACCGAAACAGTATCGCAAAGATCTACACGTTCATGAACACCTACATCTTCCAGAAAACCAACTGTAAGATTTACGATGGGTTTTCCAATATCATTTTGTGTGATATATTGTTCGGCTTTGCTTCGCAAATCTGCAACGCTTGGTGTTTCCTCAAAATCATTAGACAGATCAAGGTTCAGCACATTAGTATACGGGAATGACCCCGGCACACTTATAGCCTTTTCTGGAAGCGTAACGAGGACTTCTGCATCCTCGTTATAATAATAAGGATAAACCGCCGTGTATACTTTAGTATTATTTTCTTCCTGATTTAAATCTGTAAGGTTCTTTCCATATCTAATTGTTACTCCACGGTTTTCTCCTCTTGCTGTGTACAAGCGGCAATTAAACCTATCAAAATGCCATTCTCCACCATACACATCAATCAGGCTTCCCCTTATCCCACCCATGATTGATCGGATACTCTCTGGATGTTTTAAGGTAAAACCGCTACTACTTTGTATGTCAGATGAAAAAGTAAACGGGCATGGAGAAGGGAAGATTATATTAGAGTCGGTTAATTTGCTTAAAGCCAATTGGCTCCCAGCCGCCGTAAACGGGGAATCAACATACCCGGATAAATCGTAGCTAATGTGTTGTGCGTTGACCGTTATTAATCCATTCAGCGGTTTACTAATGGAATAAATCCTAAACGGTTGCGGAACATCAGTAAAATTAGGCTTTGCAACGATCAGTCGGCGGAGTTTAATTTCATCAAAGAATGTCCCCGTAATTGGATATGTCATTTCCAGTTCATAAGGGCCATTGCGGTTTTCTTCTACTTCGCAAGTAATAGCATCAGACAAAACACCAATGCCAAAGCTACCCCATGATGTAGCATCATGTTCAAATAAGATCGGGTACATTGATCACCCTCCTGATCCTTAAAGTTCAAACCATCTTGGAGTAATTGTTACCGATGCAACATTTCCTGTGAAGCCAATTTGATTTTGACCGGGCCTTAGCGTAGCGAATTCATTTGTATTTGATGCAACGATATTATTCATATTGTTTCCATTGATATCGAAACAATTTAGCTCTTCACAATCAATATATAGTCCATATTGCGGTAACCCGGTAATAGTGAATATAGTACCATTTACTGAAACCGTTCCGTCTCCAGATGCTGACCGTTCAACAAAAATAAGCGGTTTTGCAAAAAAAGCTGTAGGATTATAAATGGTGAATGGAGCCGCCGTAATATTAACAGGTTCTTTCCCTGACATCAGGAAACGTTGCGGTTTGCAATTAAAGGTCACGGTTGCCCGTGCTACTCTGCCAACTGATAGAGAATCAACATTAACTTGCCCTGATACATAAGCAAGCCGAAAGTGTGTAGGATCAAAATCATCCCACAACTCACAATAACCATTCGGGGAAAACAGCCAATCAGCAACACGGGAAAAAGAGTTGGGAACGGAGTGCTTTTTTCCGTTCCCGGCATAAATATCATATTTCTGTTCAACGTTTTCCCAAGCGTCCTGCATCATGATGATGTCACCATTCCGGCCCGGAACAGTATACTTATCAAATTTTCGCTGTGGCTTTTGAAAGCTTGGATATTTTTCAACAACAATCCCATATTGGTCGGAATGTTCGCCATTCCAACTGATTATACCCTTTCTCATGCAAAAGCCGCTTCCTTCCTGTTGATGTTGTTCTGGATCTTCTGCATAACGATGTTAGCAAGCTCTTTTACGTTCTGCCCATCAGATCCGTAAACGTTGATGGTAACATTTGCCGTGTTAGATTCTTCATGCACGATTTCCCGCAGATCGTCCAGAGCACCAACAAATTCGGGTCGTTTTTCACCAACACCGATGATGGTTGGGGAGGTGAAAATACCGCCCTTGTCGTACCAGTTAACCCACACGGACGGAACCTCGCCTGTTTCGGCGTTAAAACTGCCTGACATTCCGAAATGCGGCAACCTGATATAAGACGCAAAGTTAAATGATGTACTATTAAATGCGCCTTGCATATCAGACAAACCGCTGTTAACAGCACGCAAGCTCATTGACATTCCAGTACGGGCAGAACCGCTCATGGAATTAAACTTCCCTCGCATTGTATTGTTAGAACTATTCATGCCACGATCAACCGTTCTTTCAATTGAATTCATGGCAGAACCTGTTCTTAATTCCATTGCGGAGAAATTAGTATTGAATGCCGTTTTATCACTCATTAATGTTGCTTTGATTTCGTTTCCAAAGCTCTTTAATGCGGCAATTCCTTCTGTACTGAGGTTTTTGATTTTCTCAAGACAGGTATCAATGCTTGTTCCAAGAGTTGCAAATTCCGTTCCGGCATTTGTCACCATAGTACCAATAGCGGCACCGAAATTGGCAATATTTGTTGAAGCAGTTCCTCCCTTTGTCTCGTTGTTGATCTTTTTAATAGAATCTGCAAGTGTACCCATAGCTGTTGAAACGCCATCAACACCAACGGAATAATCAACAAGTGTTTTCAGTCCGGCTCCAACCTGACCGATGGATTCACCTATCTTATTGTCATAAGCCCATTTGGCTTCATGATTGATGTTTTTAATACCAGTAGCAACAGCACCCAGAGTAGCGGCTAAGTCGATAACACTTGTGTTATTAGCCAAATCAACACAGGCATCTGCTATTGTTTTAAAACCTTGTCCGGCATTTAAGGCGGCTTGGCCTATTGAATCAAACACTCCAGCAAGCTTATCTAACACGCCGCTGATGCTGTTGTTCACCGCTACGATACCATCACTAATGGCATTAATCATACCGCTAATAGCATCCCCAACAGCCTTGATTGGAACAGACAACGATTCATTAAAACCGCTGAAGGCATCAACAATCATGGATAGGTTAGATCCCACGCTATTAACTATGTCTACAATGGCCTGTCCAATCGTCTTTATCAGGTCAGAAATAGAATTAATGATAGGTGAAACCTGAGAAAGCAACCCGGAGAAACTTTCCACAATGGCGGGAAGGTTTTCAACCGTCTTTGTCAGCATTTCCGTTATGGCTGGCATATAGGGTGCAAGGGCTTCAACAATCTGAACAATTGTATTGCCAATGGAAGTAGCCAAGCCCGTGAAACTGTCTATGATCAGGGGTAGGTTGGTGGATACGGTTTCCACCATTTTAGTAATCGCAGGAGTATAAGGTGCAAGGCTTGCAACTATGTCTACCACGGCCTGTGCAATTATTCCAGCCGTCTGGGTGAAGTTAGCCGCAACCACCGAAACGATAGGTTCACAAGCTGTTACAATCTGTGAAATTCCAGCACTCAAACTGGGGAATGCATCGGATACGGCAGAAATAATATTGCTCATTGCTGTGGAAAACGCACTAATGACATTTGGTAATGATGCGTTTATCCCAGCAAGCAAATTACCAACTATTTCCCCGCCAACAGAAAGCACGTTCGGCAGTTCTGAGAAAATGCCGGAAACGAAATTGCTTACCGCTGTGATTGCGCTTGAAATCAATTGAGGTGCATTCTGGATGATCCCAACGCCCAATTTGCCTATAATCTGTGCCGCTATGCTCAGAAGTTCCGGCAAATGGGAGGATAGATCAGTAACCAATGTTGAAATAATATTGGCCCCGCTGGATATCAATAAGGGGAGGTTATCCAAAATCCCTCGCAGGATGGATCTAACCATTTCAAGTCCAGATGTAGCCAGTTTGGGTATTAACGTGGAAAGACTTTGGATGATTTGCGGTATCAACTGAGAAACAGAAGATATCAATACAGGAAACTGCTGGATGATAGCATCAAGAACAGATGTTGTTGCCGCTATCAAGCCCGGTAAAAGGCTTGAAATAAGGCTTGTCACCTTTGGCAGTATCAGCGGAGCGGCTGTTGTTATAAATGATCCAACACCATTTATAGCCGTTTCAACAACGGGAAGAAGCCTGTTTAACAAGCCTTCTCCTTCCTTTGCACCAAAGACAACAGTCATTAAGTTATTAACAGCCTGTTCAAGTCCAGCACCGCCACCCGCAATAGTAGTTAGCACATTCTGCCACGCCGCCTTGGTAGCGTTTGCGGAACCAGCTATAGTTGTCATAGCTTCATTTGCTGTCGTTCCCGTGATTCCCATTTCATTCTGAATAACGTGTATTGCAGAATACACATCACTCAGATTATTGATATCATACTTAACTTTTGTGATCTTCTGAGCATCCCTTAAAAGACGCTCCATTTCACTTTTAGTTCC